TGTTTTGTCTTCTGTTTCTAAACTTGTCATGTATAAGTGTATCAAGATAGTTTAGTTCATTACTTCTTATTGGTTTCATCTTTACCTTTCTTTTTTGGTTTAGTTGTTTTAGTGGTAACAGTTTTTTGATTAGCAAAACTATTTACCCATTTAGTGTACTCTTTCTTTTGTTTAGGTGTCATTTTTCTACACCTAATCTTTCAAAGATATTTTCTTTTTTATCTTTAAAAACATTACCAGACTTTGATTCATCACTATATTCTGATGTTGTAAAATCAGCACTATCATCAAAGTCACCTGTTTCTGTATTAATAGTAAGTGTACCATTAACAGAATATTCACCTGCAAATGAATACCATTGATTTAATCTACCTTCATCAGCATAAACTAATGCTTCAAAGTTATCGTCATCAAAGTCTTCATCTTCATCAAGATCTAAAGTTTTAGTCCAATCTACTGTAACAGATTTGTCATCTGCATAAAATACTGGTCTATCAAATGATCCTTCATCATTACCACCAGAATATTCTATTTCTACTTTAGTAATACCTTGTGTGTGTAATGCTCTTAATACGTTTTCAATTGTCTTGTCCGACATTTCTATAACCTTTCATTGTCCATTTGGTTGGCTTAATTAAAATTGCCCAATCGTAAAAACTTGGAATCCAACCCATGTCTTCAACGATATGTCTTTCTGCAATTAATCTGACAGGAACTATTTTACCATCAGAATTTTTTATTGATGTGCCAAACTTTTGTTCGGCAGCAAAACAACCTTCAGCATGGTGTCGCAAAGCTCTGTGACTCCAATGTGCAATAATCTTTTTTGATTCATCAAACCAGTCATGTATAGGTTGGTAATCTTCTGGTTTACCACCCCATTTTTTAACCGATGATACTGAATGATAATAACAATTAGCCATTAATTTCCTTTCATTGCATTAACTTCATCTTCAGTTAATACTTTTGGTTTAAACTTTTGTTTTTTAACAATAGCAACAGTACCAGCTATGTAATCACCAGGAATACAAGATCTTTTAGTTTTGTCTTGCCAGTTGTACCAAGCTTGAGTTGCTCTTTTATTTGGATAATTTAAATTATTTAATTTACTTTCTTCATCCATGTGCATTTCAAAAGTACCTAATTCTTTATTGTAACCTTTTAGAATTTGAATTAAATCACATCCAATAAGTTTATATAATTCTGAAAATGTAGGCTTATTTTCAAACACATGAATGTCTTCATTGTCATTATCTTTCCATAGTATTACATTATACATTGTCATCCTTTTGTTCTGCTTTATCTAAATAATCTACTACTAATGATTTAACTAAAGTAGCTTTGTAAAGATTATGTTTAATACAATAGTTATGTAATCTATTATAATTATCTTCACCTAATGATAATCCAAACATTCCATATTTAATTGTATTTTGATTTCTATTTGTTCTTTTTATTGCACTCGTTAATAATTCTTCTTCAGTCATTTTTTTCCTTTGTTATTGTTTGTTTAATAAATTTTACATAGTGATTACAAATATCTATGCTTAAGCCTATAAAATATAATGCCCAACTTATTCCTGATAATGTTGCAATTAATATATATTTCCAGAATCCAAAAAACTTAGGTATGACACCTTCTACATTTGTGCGTAGATTTTTAGCTTTTTCTTTGATAACGGACTTCATATAGCTATACCTTTCATAGTTATTTCTTTCTTTCTGTTTATATAAGCTATCTCATTTCTTGGGATAGCTGCAGCTTTTTTTTCATACTTAGCTCCAGGAATAAACTTAGCTTAACATCTCTGGATACGCATTAGTCTTAGTTAAGTACTGCATATGCGTTGCTTATATCCTACAAGTGCAACGCTAAACTTGCTGTTTAGATTGAGGGAGGGAGCAATCGTTTCAGCTAATCCTCAACACTAGGATTCTTTAATTCATATAAACCAATTAAATGTTTTAATCTTTCATTGAAATCATAACATTCAATATCTTTAGTTTGTCTATGATTTAATGTTTCTTGTTCAAGAAAATATAAATGTAGTATTTCTTGTAAATCAAATATCTCTTTAGAATTTATCTTGATGTTTAGATACTTTGTAATCGTATCTTGCTTCTTCTGCATTAGATCTATGCTCCTCTATGTCGCCTGGCGAATCTACTCCTAGTCTAGTTATACTAGAAATAAATTCAGCCATTTCAATTCTGCATTCTGCATAATCAAACTGCAACTTAGCTAGTTCATCTATTATATGTTGTTTATATTTTGTCATTATTTGTACCATTCTTTAGGTTGTTCATTCTTCACAACTTTGTAAGGTAATTCAACCTTGTTAGGCATATGCTTTGATACAGCAAATATCAAACCTAGAATGATTCTAATTGGCAACATGATTGCAATCCAAATCCATTTAGCAGCAACATTCATTAACCAGTTTTGTAGTTTTATTAACATAGTATTTCTCCTTTTATTTATTATTTGTATTCGGCAGCAACGCCCAATGATTTTCAACGCCGAACGTTTTTTGAAAATTGGCTTTAGCGATAAAAAAAACCCAGTACTCGATTAAGAGTACCGGGTTAGATATATTATATTATTTACCTAGAGCTTCTTTTAGTCTAGTCATATTGTATTCTTTCATCTGTTTTGTTACATCTTTGGCAGGTGTTTTGCTTTGAGGCATAAACTTCTTACCAAATGTAACTTCATAACATAAATGAAATTCATTTAATATTGATTCAGCTCGTCTGATATTTACCTGTTGTGCATCACGTCTAAAGATTAACTTGTCAACATTTAGCTTAGTTATCTCATTACCAACATCTTCTCGTAACGCAGTCTGCATAAGATCTTTTGTCTTATCTAGACTTTTGATACACTGTTCATGGTGTCTTTGAAATACACCTATGATACTATTAGCATTCCATTCAGCTAACATAGACCAATCTGGATGATCTGCAAATGGTGATATAACTGTATTGAAAAAGCTAGTAACACCAGCTTTCATATCAATACTATCTAATACATCTTCCATATCATTTAGTCTGCTATCTGAATAATCTTGTTGATTTAATTCACTACCCATCATACTTAACTCCTTTTGTTATATTATTAATTTCGCTTGACAGCTCAACAACTTTATCCCAGTCATTTTTAACTATCGCTTCTTCCTTTAACATTGATAACTCAACAACTCTTTTTCTATCGTGTTCATCTGTTATCAACTCATAGTATGTAACGTATTCCATAGTAACCTCTATTGTTAGCGTTTATATTAACCAGTGCCTAACGCACGTGGTAACGCTTAGTAAACAAGGGGAGAACTCACCAGTCAACAGCTTGACACCTTTAGGTGTGGCGTTCATGTCCCTCGTGGACATTACGCCCTGTTGAATGGATGAGGGGATTCCTTGTTATACTTTAGCGTTCACGTGTATAGGACTTCTCTTGCGACCAGGATCGTTACCCTTTAGGGACAAGACCGAAGGGCTTGGGTGCAAAGCACTAGAGCCTGTAAGTCGCCATACAACATCTTGTTATGTGAGTTTCATTACCTACTAAAGTACTGTTATTTATCTTGACAGGGACAAATTAAATAATTACGAACCTATTAGGGTAGAATTAAAAGGTATTATGAAAGACGATCTAACAGAGAAACAACGAGCCTTAGTAGATACAATAGTAGCTACAGGGTGTAGTATAACAGAAGCTGCTAAAACAGCAGGATATTCAACAGCTATTAGCAAAGATTCAGCGAGAGTAAGTGCTTCTCGCACACTACGTTTACCAAAGGTACAACAGTATATGCAACAACGGATTGCACAAACTCTTGGACTTGGCGCAGTAAGTGCGAGTAAAAGACTTATCGAGCTATCTACAGGAGCTAGAAGTGAATACGTTCAGCTAGAAGCTAGCAGAGATATTCTCGATAGAGTAGGATTGAGNACACCAGACAAGGTNTCNCACAATATACAGGGGGANATTAAAATTAATATAGATCTAACGTGAGGTGTTGGTACGCACCCACACATTTAGAATCGTGAGATTCGGAGGGTGGGGGCGAAAATCATCAGCCATAGCTGACGAGTGGACTATCACAGACAACAGGGTTTAAAAAAGTACGATGGCAAAGCAGAAGTTTACACATTTCATACCAAGAGATAAACCTAAGAAAAGAAAAGGCGTTCATACAAAGAGCCAAAACAAATCAGCCAAAAGACAAAAGAAACAACTTCGCTACAAAGGACAAGGGCGATAGATTGCTTAAGTGCGTTTCAAAAAATTTTTTAGTTCTATAAGGTTCTCCTTTCAATTAAACAAAGGAGAGATATGAATTACAAAGTAAATATATGGCAAGATGACACTTTAAAAAGAGAGATTGTATATTCAGCAAACAATGATATACAAGCCATACAGATGGCAAGTGCTGCAACACCAGATGGATGCAGATCAACATACGAACAAATGGAGGAAAAATGCCCTACGGAAAAGGAACTTATGGTTCAAAAAAAGGAAGACCTGCTGCAAAAAGCAAGTTAGCAGGAAAACAGAAAACATTACCAGAAGCTTTAAAAAAAAAGATCATAGCAAAAATGAAAAAGAAGTAATGGCGACAAAGAAAGAAAAAGAACATATGAGGTGGGTTGCTGAGCTTGGTTGCTATTGCTGCGAACGCCCAGCTAACCTACACCATATAAGACCACCTGGAACTGGCATAGGAAGACGTACAAGCCACTTCCATGTTATTCCGTTATGCCACGACCATCATCAAGGAAACTTCTCTATACATATGTCTAAGAAAGCATTTGAAGAAAAGTTTGGCAAAGAAGAAGAAATACTTAAGATAGTATTGGAAAGGGTTGAACAATTGAAATGTCGTTCCTCAATAATATAAGTTTAAAAGATCGTAATAGATTAAGAACTATAGTTAAGAAAGTACATTTAAAAAATTATCCAACACACATGATAACAGACTACGAAGCTGATAAGCTTGTTGAAGCTTTTGGTGAAGAAACAATATACAATCTGTTGAAAGCTAATGTTGGTGTAAATGTCGATTAATTTTAAATATAAACCTGAAGGTGTTGTATTAAAAGAATTTATGAAGTCTGACGACTTCTTTAGAGGACTGCGTGGTCCAGTAGGTTCTGGCAAATCAGTTGCTTGTTGTATTGAATTATTTAGACGAGCATTATTACAACAAAAGAATGCAGAAGGTAAAAGAAAATCTAGATGGGCTGTAATTAGAAATACAAATCCACAGCTTAGAACTACAACAATCAAAACATGGTTAGATTGGTTTCCAGAAGATACATGGGGGCATTTCGCCTGGAGTGTTCCTTATACTCATAGAATCTTAGTTGGTGAACTTGATATAGAAGTTATCTTCTTAGCTCTTGATAGACCAGAAGATGTTAAAAAATTACTATCATTAGAATTGACTGGCGTTTGGGTTAATGAAGCAAGAGAAATACCCAAATCAATTATAGATGCTTGTACTATGAGGGTAGGAAGATTTCC